TTATAAAAACCCTGTCCGTTGTCGGAAAAGGCATTGTATTCGTGCTTAATAATTCAACCCCTGTGATATTATACCCGCTAATCGTGTTTATCTGCTCACTACGGAGACTTTGCACGTTTTGCTGTATAAGGCCTCCCAAATCTTCTGCCGCCTTTTTACCTACCAATAAATCCCCCCAGGCCACTACTTTAATCAGAATCGTTGTGTCCCAATAAAAGTTATCATCATTCGGGATCTGCCTTTCGGTCTGTGTTGAAAGAACTACATAAGGGCTTTCTTGCCCGTCTATCTCAAACTCATCGAAAATCCGCACCGGCAAACTGTTATAAGTCAGGCCGCTGATCTTGTCGTAAAAAGCCTGTCTTACTGCCGTTCCTACTTCCATTATAAATCGTTTATCACTTTTACTATTCTTTCCTCCAAAATGGGAATCTGTCTAATAACATTCGGGAACATAAAAGGTGCTGCAGGCATCTTACCCAATCCGTTTATGTAGAAAGTCATAGCGTAAGCCTGAATCTCTGCCGGTAGTGTTGAAACGTAAGCCGCTGCAAAAGCACCGGTTCCGAACTCAACCCACGGGGCGTATTCCTTATTTGCCGTTACTACTCTTTCTAAGAACTTTTCCCTAATAACCGAAATAGAGCCTCCCAATTGGTTCAAATTCTTTGGAACATCGGCGCGGGCATTATCCGCTATTTCCTCCGCATTCACATCTAACTCATCATCGATCCCCTGTAATATCTGTTTGGTTAACTTATCCAGTGAGCCTATTGCCTTACTCACATCTATTTGGTAACCGTTAGCCATTTTTCGTAATTATCAAAGGAACTATGTAAAACTTTCTTTCATCATCCAACTCGTAAGGACCGTCTACCTGATAGGTTCCTACTGTGCCGTCTATCGTGTATTTTACCCTCATGTTTATTCCAGGGGTGAAATCTTCGAACCGGCAAACCATTTCGTAACCTATTTTGTTGACCCAAATACCCTGTTGGTTTTGCTCTCTGCCTTTTTTAGCCCCGATCCCGGCCCATACACTTTTTGTATCTGACCATGATTCAGTAAACCCTCCGGCCCCGTCTGCGCTCTTTGTAAGGGTCTGGAAAGTAACCAACCTATCCAAATCTCTTACTGTTATCCTAAGCATGTCATTCGGCTTTGTCCCGATAGGGTGTTTCGTACAATATCACATACAATAGCTGTTGCCTGCCTTGCTCCTCCGATTTGATACAATTGCTCATCTCCACGGTTCTGATACATGAACACCAATTGCTGTTTAATGGCTGTTTTGAATACTTCGCCTGTTTCAGCATCGCATCCGTACTTAATTCTATATTCACCCGCATTACCGAATAAATAACAGTTGTTAAGACCTGCGAACTCAAATAAGCTATCTAATTCTGTTGTCTTGTCGTACCATGCCTGCCGTGGCCCGAATCTGTAATAAACGCTCTGAATATCGAAAACATCCGTTGTTGTTTGGGTGACCGGCCCGTATGGTAATTCAAGCCTATGCAGTCCATCGTGTACAACTTCAATTTGTAATACCCGTGGAATCAAAGAACGGTTTAAAAACTTCTCAATTATTACTCTGGCCCCGGTAATCAGTGAATCAATTAAGGTGTCCTGATCCGTAGCCGTTAATCTTAAAAAGTCTTTCGCTTCCTGCCTTGTCACCGGTTCGGTAACTACATAAACACCAGAAAGTAAACTTCCCTCGCTTATGCTGAATATGGAACCAATGTTGTTGAAGGTAGGCATAAGAAAAAGAAAGGGGAGGCGGTTAAACCTCCCCTATATTTTAAGATTGTGCAACGAATGTTCCGTAACGGAAAGCTGATCCCAAATCCACACCCAAAACCTCACGGCTTTCGATACGAACTGTGATAAGGTTTTTCTGTACGTTGTCGCTATCCTGTTCGAAAAATTCAACTTTCAGGCCATCAGCAACGATTTTGGAAGCGTAGTCCCAATCACCTACCCAGTATTGACCGGTAGTCATGAAAGACGCTTTGTACACCGGTACACCGTTCAGCATCAGCACCCCGTTAGGGCTTACCACCAAAGAACCGGGATAAGTGTACTGTCCTGATCCTGTGGCGCGGTACTGCAATAAGGTAGCCCAATCTGCAGGCGATACCACAAAGGCAGTAGCGGTGAAATCGTTGGCTTCCAATTGCGCCTGTGCATTGATCATCTGAGCAATGTAAGGGATGCCGGTTGAGGCACTGTAAGCGGTTGCTTTGGTCACCAATTGAGCCTGTAAAATGGTTGATTCTGTTTTCAGGAACTTACGCATTAACATCTGTGGCAGGTAGCTTTGCAAGAAAGGCAAATCCTGTAACATTTGTTTTGCGATACGCACGTAACCCGCAATGTAATTCGCGGTGTACACGGTTCCTTTTACGTCAAAATCAATCTGCGTTTTAGGGTCAGCGGGTACGGTTTGTTCTGAAATAGAACCTTCGCCCTCACCATCCTGTGAATAGATGGTATATGATCCTGTTGCGCTCGATACTGTTTTTACAAGGTCGGTGAAATTCACCTTTGGAAAAGGCAGCATAGCCATTCCCGGCTGATAAGAAGTAACTACCACGCCTGCCGTAAGGTTGGCAGTAGTTGTCATTGTTCCTACCGTTTTCATGCTCATTTCATCGGCAAAACCTTTGCCTTTGCGTACTTCTTTGATACTGTCGTACTTTTCTTCCAACAGGTCGCCAAAGGCTTTATGGAAACCGATAGGGGCTTCTGCGCCTGGTTTCTTTTTACCCATTTCTTTTTTGAAAGCATCGAACTTTTCGTTCACTTCTTTTACTTCCAAGCGCAAGGCTTCGGCTTCTTTTTTCAGTTCGGTAGCTGCCACTTCTTTGGCTTCCTTTACCGATAATTCCATTTTGTCGCCAATCTCTTTTACTGCCATATCAATAGGCTGTTTGAGGGCTGCTTTTATTTCTTCGGGTGTCATGTTTAGTTGATTTTGAATGATGAGGTTATGATTTCGGACAACTCTTTCAAATCAAAGGCGGTCTGCGCGGTCTCTGTGCCTTTGGCGGCAGAGGTGCTAACGTCATCAATTATCAGTTGTTCCAGTTGTTTGATTTCGATTATCAAAAGGCTTGCATCTACCTCTGATTTTAACCCCTTACGGAGCCTTTTAAAGCGGGACTGTATCTCGTCTACCTTTTCTTCTGTGGTCATAGACTTAAATACTCCCTGTGTGGGTGTGTTTGGGTTGGCTCCCCATAATACAGCGGAACCTTCCCAAAGGGCTATTTCCTCAATCTGATTGAAGTCCTTTTGTTTGCTTTCCTTCAATACAGAAAAGCCAATAGAGTGCTGATTAATGTCGCCTGATTCGTACAGAGGCCAGATAGTATCTTTCCATAAAGACATTTCATCCTTATATTTCGATACCCCTACAATGTGATCCTGTGTTGAGTATAGTTCGGAGAATTTGCCGAGTGCTGATTTTAAAGAGGCGTTATGATCTACCAAATGCCAAATCTCATTGCTTCCCTTTGGCCCACGCTGTGCGATTGTTTTTATAGCTGCTTCGGGTACTATTACATCCCCATCACGGTCTTTGTTGCCAAATCCTGCGATAGCTACTTTCACCTGCTTTGTAGAGGTGTCAACATCGAGTGCTTTAAGTGAGAAGGTCTTACTTTGGTAAGGTTTCATTCGCTATCTGTCTTTTGCGAATGCTTACGGAGTTTGAATGCGTGGATTGAATGGGGACTGCCGTTTGAATGCGGTTCTTTTCGGGTAAAAGGATTTGATCGGGTTTTATAGTTTCAACGCTTTTCGCGGAATTACCGATCAATATTTTAACCTTTTCGCCCATTTAATGATACGAATATAAAGTTTTTTTGAAATAGGGAAATTTATTTTTGTTCTAAGGTTTCCTGTACCATGTGTATCAATAAACTCATTTCCATCTTTTCTACACTGTCATATCCCAATAATTGCTGTCCAAGTATTACGCAAAATTCAGCACTTGTTTCAAACCTGCTTATGTGTGTTATTAACCCATTCCTTACCTGAAATATTGTTTTTGTCATTGGTGCAACTACGGCCCCATCTGCCACGGAACCACCCCGGCGCATAATAAATGGTTGGTTATCCATCATGCATTCATCCGCAATCAGAATATGAGGCATTTTCTTTTCCGTGTAGTTGAAAGCGTAATCAACTATTACCGTTCTGCCATCTACTGTAATTGGCATTTTCATTGGAAAGACTGTTGTTTTGTAGCATAGTCCTCTATTAACCGCATTACAACGGGCTTATCTACCGATAGCATCATTTCTACGGTACACTTTAACCAACGTTCCTGTTTGCGGTTCTTATCCATGAAGTTCAAAAGAATGTTTACGTCGTTCTTTGGTAGGATATTGCCGGCGCTATCACAATCCATGAAATAACCTGAAAGCCCCATCTTTTCCAGTTCGGTAGACTTCCACATACTTGCATTCTGTACAAAGGCATTTCCGAAGTGTGCCGGCACTTTTACCAACCCAAATTTAGCTTCCAAAGCCGCTTTATCCATAGGTGTTATCATGGTGCAATTATTAAACTTTTCGGAGCCTGCGTCTTTCCACTCAATTCATCCAAAGCCGCCTCCCTTAATTTATTTATCTCATGCAAATTATGGTTTTCCTTCGCCCACTCATAAAGCCATTCCCCGTAAGTATGTCTAAGTTCAAAACTCATTAACATTTTACGGATTTCCGTAACAAAGTCCATATCTGTTTTGCAAAATTTAACGGGTGGGTTATTCTGCCGGTAGTTCGCAACGTCCGATACAATAACCGGTATTTTCTTAGCCGCACACTCCAATAGCTTCAAATTTGACTTACAACGGGTGAAACGGTTATCTTCCAGGGGGATAAGTCCTACGTCTGCTTCCCGGTACAAATCCATGTAATCCATGATTCCCTTCCCGTACAATCGTTTATAAGTAGGTTTATTGACCGCGTAACCGCTATACTCTCTCTCCATTGCGTCCCATATTCCGGTTACGTAAGGATCTGAATTATCACTATTGCCACCGGCTAACACAAATTGACCGTTTGCCCTGAAATCGGCATCCTTTCGCATGGTACGGTTTA